GATCTCGTACAATTTGTTAGTTTAACTCTGAAAGAAGATTATCATAATTTATCAGATGAAGAATTACAATGTGAAATAGAATGCACACATGATGAGGATTTATATAAAGAATTAGTTGATAATGTTACCTCTACAATGCAAACATTCATTCCAGGATTCCATGACTAAATCTACATTACCAAAGAAATTAGCATTACAAATGGATGCTTACGACCAAGGATTACTACCTGAAGATTTACAAATAGAGATGGTACAGTTCTTGATAGATTGTGAGTTACACAATGAGTTGAGACAGTATCAACAATTATGTGATTATTTCATTGCCGAAGGGTTATGTTATGACGTAGCATTTACGGAGGAAGATGACACTTAAGACCGTAAATCGTTACACTCGAAGTGGTAAGAATGGCAAACAGATTACATGCCCTAAATGTCAATCAGTACGCACAATCTATCACTTTAACTTCTCATCACTTACATGCCCTGATTGTAAACAATCAATTGACAAATACAACTGGTTGATTACATAATATGGAAGTAATCATCACACCTGATTTAGAACAACTCTACGCAAATCATTCTAAGGAAACTAACACAATGACTAAGTTAAATCCTCGTCCTGTTTATCAACAATCAGCAAATCCTAATGCCACTAATAGTGAATTAGATGCAAAGGTAGTTGTTAATCATAACAACAAGTACCCTAGGTTAAATGAAACTGAATGGGACATAATCTTCTCACAAATTGATAACAAGTACAAGGTAATCATTGACAAATTGTTATCATATAAGGCAGAAGATGAGATTGTCAATAGACTTTGTGACACTAATTTAAGTGCATACGATAGCATCCCAAGTAGGTATTGATGCCCTATAATATACATATCAACCAAATTACAACACATTTATGACACAAACTCCAAGACAATTTGTTGCTAAAGTTGAAGTAATTGGTCAACCTAATCATCCCTACAATCATACAATTAAGGTTGACAATCCTAAAACTTATGTTTACAAACCCTATCGCACACTAAACAACTATTAAGGAGGACAATTTCAATGTTTAAATCTAACTTCTTCGGACGTATTTTCTGGATAGATGATAACGACGATTTCAAATCATGCCCACTAAATGTTGACGGCACAGGTGATTTTGATGCTGATGATTATGTTGAAGAGTGGACAGATTGGGAGGGAGTTAATTACACAAACCTCTTCAACATTCATCATGCTTGTGTAATAAACAAGGTGCAACATGCAAACAGTTTAGCACTCAATGATTTTGCAATATGCCCCTAAACTAATAACAATCAAACCCTAATTTCTTTCACTAAATGACAACAACTAGACAACTATCTTCATTAATTACTATAGTTAATGACCAACAAGATGTAGAAGAAAGAGTATATAAACTAGCAGAATATATCAAAGCAGATTATAACAAATATGGTTATAAGTCTGATTACAATGTAGAAATTAAGAAGGGAAGAAAGTATTACAAAGTTATTACTGAAAACAGTGTACATTGCTTTGTAGATGTAAACAATGGTGATGTATATAAACCTGCTAGTTGGAATAAACCTGCTAAACATGTAAGATTTAACTTACTACAAGATCCACAAGATTGTTATAATAAATGTGATTGGAGTGGTGGATACTTATACCTCTAATTAACACTTATACTATGCCTATCTTTGCCCACTATCTAACAACAACTATGATGAAGTTTTCCACAGGTTATACACATTTAACACCACTACTTGTGGAAAACAGTGTATATTTAAAAGGGTTAAATAAACGTATCTGTGTGTTATCTTCTTTGCCCTATTATGCCTCTGGTTAGTGTTATCTTAGAGCGTAACATAGCGAGATTTTTTTGTCAACAACTGTGAAGGAATATGCCAATAGTTGCTAACACCTTGACATGACAATCATTTGCCTATATAATAACAATGTAAGCACAATTATCATGGGACGATCTTACAAACGTAATGACCCCTATTCATCACATAGGGCGAAGAGTTTGCGAGAAAAGAGAAAACAATCCAAGACAAAGTATAGAAGGGAAAATGATAAGAATTCCACAACATATGTGGAAAACTATCAACAACCCCGCAACGATTACCCTCACCCCGCATAACACAATTACTCACAGATTATGGCAACCAAAGTAACAACAATTCAAACTAATCCTCCTGTAGATGTTAAAGTATGGGAAAACAGAAATAGATACTTTTGGGCGTATAATTACCCACAATGTGATAAGAATGGACCCTTTAAATCTGCGAAGTTAGCATTACTTGATGCAACGCAATTCTCCTCAGATAGTTAACAACAACTGTGTAGGTGTTAATTAACACATAGTGTATGCACACTAAGTAACACATAGTGGCATATGTGCATGCACTAATTAACATTTAGTGATGATACGAGTTATTAACACATAAGACAGTAAATAAGAAATTTCGATATCACTAACCTACAAAAGTATAGGATCGATATCAAAATATTTTTTCTAATATAAAATTTTCCCCTAGGTATTTTTCAGTGTCAGAGTTTGGCAAAACATATAGAGAGTTGCAGAAGGAGCAACTAGATAGTGAGTATGCAGATCTCATAGGTCGCCCTTGGCCTGGTAGACGTTATCCAGGTTGCTATGACGTTATACAGAAATATGTCCAGACCCGCCTTGGAAGGTCTCTGAAGTCCTTCTCAGGACTCTATACAGCATTCACTGATGACGCTGTGGCAGAAGAAGACGGGAAGTGGATACTACGACCAGAGTGGGGTGAGGAAATTGATATGACACTCCTAGAAAAGAATGACCTCTTATTGTTTAAGATATACAATGAAGCACTCGGTGGAGGGTATGCTGACAAGTCTGGGAGAGCACCTAATCACGGAGCGATTTACCTAGGTGATGGGTGGATGCTTCACCAGTTATGGAAGACAGACTCGGAGATAGTGGAGATGTCTAGACACTATCGTATATGTTGTGTAGGTGTAGTGAGGGAAAATGCTACATAAAGCAGATATACAAGTAAAGTATGAAATGAAACGATTCACACTACGAATAGAAGAAGATGACTATGGGGATAACTACATACACATCCCTGAAGATGTTATGAAAGACTGTGGGTGGGACATAGGCACAGAGTTAGAATATGAAGAAGAGACAGACGGTAGTATCATATTGCATAAAGTAGACGAATGAGATATAATCAGATATGTTTGACGATACTTGTTATTTGTAACATTATCTCACTCATAAAAAATTAGCGTCTAAAAAAATCGGAATTCATATCATGGAAGCACCTGAGTTTAAATCTGACGAAGAATTCTTTGCTTGGACATTCAAAAAAATTAGCGAGTCACTTACAAATCTCGCAAAGAGGGTAGAGCAAGTAGAAGAAGGGTTAGGAAAAATCCCTCCCCCAGGTGCGGATATGGTCAAATACAAGCCTCCTGGTAGTCCTGCGTATCTTAATCTTAAGGAGCTACTTGATCTTATCTTTAAGGTAATGAATGATCACGAGAAGAGATTCCCTGAATCAGCTGATTGGGCATTAGATGTACAAGATAAGATGAAGGCAGAAATTCAGAAACAAGTATATAGAGAGATAGATGAAAAGATAGCAGATAAATATGAAGCCCTAGAAGCAAGACTAAATATAATAGAAGATAAACTAAGTGAATAGTGCCAGCATATATCCAAGAGACTGGAAGGAGCTATCCTAATCCTGTAAAGGGAGGAGGGTTTAACCAAGATTTTAAAAGACCTAGTAGTGGGAAGTATAGGACTTCTAGCGACTATCCAGGTCAAGGCACTGGCATGGCTTATAATATCACCTTTGAAGATGGTGGTCCTGGTAGTCTCCCTATGGGGAAGGACAATATACATTACATTGGTGATGAGGAGCCTACTAATGTAAATGCTAGTGGTAATGAGAGAGTAGGTATATACAGATTTTATAGAGCACCTAAAGACGATCACAAGTATAGTAGAGATCCTCAGTTAATGAAGAGGGACTTTGGTTGTGAGAATGAATCATGGCAACGTGCTGCTTCGGGATATAACCCTGAACCTAGGAGTGGTAAACCTGTTTTCCACATTATGATAATGCAGGTACCAAACAGTGTACCACTGAAAGCATTTTATTCCCATTGGCCCGATGACACCCAGCTGTGTGCTGGAACTAATGTCCCCACAGGGTTATCAGGGGTTGGTTGTGGAAAGAACAAGTATAAAGAAGTAGATACATTAGGATATATTTTCACTTCAGAGGCAGATGCACGTGCACATTGCTCTCCTGGTGAAGATCCATACCCAATTTATGAGTATTTGCATCCAGACCCAGATCATTTCTATACTATAGATCCTTCAGAAGAAGTTAGATTAGCAGATAATAGTCCTATTCCACCCAAAGAGTCATTAGATAAGTCATATAGTTACCTGGGGATCATAGGATGGGCGTTCAAGACACGTGCGTTAGACAGTCCAACTGATCTCATCCTTGATATTGGTAAGATTGGACCTACTGGACAGTGTATTGATAAGTCTGATTGGTATGACTATTCTTTTGGTAGTCAAGCAACTTGGAATGGCATTGTAAATGGTATGGGTGCATGGACTGAGTTCATGTATCGACAGATGCGTGATGCTGGTGGTGTTAGTGTAGAAGGACCACCTAACGTTAATGGTTGGGGTAACCCAGATAATGTAGAGATAGAAAATGCTGAGGCACTATTCGAGTGGTCATACGGTCTGAGTGGTGCTGTAAAGGGTGCTGTACCACGCTTCCTTGGATTCGAGGATATGTATGACTCCCAGTTTGTATTTTACCTATATGATACTACATTCCCTTGGAATGGTCCTATATTCTCCTCACAGTATATTCTGAGTAATGCTCAGTGTTGTCCTAATACTACTGACCCTGAAGGATGCCCCCAGTGTGCTCCTGTATGGACGTACCACAGTCACTTCTATGAGATTAACTCAGATGTGTGGAATACCACTAAGACTAAACTATCGATACATGATACTGACAGTGTTGGTGTAAATGAGTCATTCTGGACTATCGATACTGAGACACCTCTTATATTCTTCCGCTACTTGACACGGACTGGTAACTTTGGTGCAGGTGAAAAGATCAATGGTTGGGATATAGTATCTGTATATTACTTCGGTGATGAGCTTAAGTGCGGTGTCATGGAGCTGACATGGGATAATAGTAATGATAATCTATGGTATGTTAACCCTGCTGCTATGGCATGGCGTATTACTGATAGTAATAATGCAGAGATTACTAACTCAATTACAGAAAGAGGTGCATGGGTAGGTGTAGGTACTCCAAGTAACCCCGCAAATGGGTGGACATCACATATGAAGTCATACGGTATATACCCTTCAGTGCCAGCAGATGACGTAACAGATCCCCTTATTGGTGTATGGCAAGTGCATACTGCGTCATTCACTATAGCTACTGCTGGTACCTACTCCTTAAGAATAGAGTCTGATAACTACGGTTACATGAAGATTACGGATTCTGGTAGCACTGTCCTTGTAGATAGAGAGATTACTTACGCTAATGGTATGGGGCAAGAGACGTTCCCTATGACACTAGGAGCAGGTACTTACACACTAGAGACTAGAGTAAAGAATATAAACAGAGAAGTAGATCCTGCACCATTTACATATGAGGAGCAATTCACTTCTGCTCCTGATGATGGTCCTGGTGGTGAGCAGTTAGCTACAGCAGAGGTATTAGCTGGATACGGTATACCTAATAAGTCTGCATTCTGTGGTACATACGAATTCCCTAAGAAGATATCCTACTGGAAAGTTGAGATAGATCCTAAAGCACTGATTCCGTATAGGAAGATGGATCAAGCAAAACTAGAAGCTATAGTTGATGATGACGGTAGTATTAAAGATATAGTTATTGTTAACGGTGGTAGAGGATACGTTAAACCTACCATACAGGTTATGGATCCACAGGGGTTAGATGATTTCTCACCCAATGATACCTCAGACTTCATGGCAGATAAACTGGGTGTAGATCCAGATTATGAGAAAGCAATAGCTGATCCTGAGAAGGAGGATACCTCATTCCAGGTTGCGGAGATTAAAACTGCTTCACGTAAATGGGGTCTTGCTACGGAAAGCATTGATACAGAAGATAAGAATAATGAGATCTATAAGATGAAGAGAGCAGAGGTGGAGATATCTCAGCTTGATGATATGGGTGTTATAAGAGCAGTGCGTGTCCTTGATGGTGGTGCAGGTTACAGTCAGGCAAATGTCCCTATAGTGCATGTAGTAGATCCAGAGCAGATTAAGTATGAGGGTGTGCGTGATCAAGAGGGCAACTTCCAAGCTGGTGGTAAGCAGATGAAGGAAGCAGGTGAGAAGATGGATGCTGCATGGGATCATACCTTTGAGCAGAGTGATGTGAACTACTCCTCTATAAGAGATGAAGCAACTATGGATAATTACACTATCCAACCTATGTCATCACTAATAGATGCAGAAGGATCTCAGACTAGGGACATAGTTAAAGAATCAATGAATTATGATCCTTCTAAACCTGCGAATAATGCTACTCAAGTGTACGTTGAGGTACCAGATAGTTACATTCGTGCAGCAGGTGATGGTCTAGATGATGATGTAACAAAAATTTGCTTCAATCTACCAGCAGAATGTATTGAGATTAACGGTAAGGCAAATATTAAAGCGGGTATGCCAGATCAAGAGCAGTTTGCTTATATTAATCAGGATGACGGAGTTAAGTCATATCAAGATAATGCTCATGGGTTTGCACTACAATCAGCAGATCAGGTAGATGCCTTTGGTAGTAACATGTCACACTTGTATGGTCCTTTCGGACAGGATAAGTGTATAACAATTACACAACCTAAACTGTATAATATTACACGGTGGTTTGATATGCCTTGTGCGTATCTTGATTCTAATGAGGAAGGGGATCGTAAAGCATTTGGATGGTTACCCTATAAGTATTGTGCTTCTAAGGAAAAGGAAGCTACATTCAGAGTATCAATGGAAATAGAGGGACATGTTGTTGGTAGTCAAGGAGAAGCATTCATGGATTTCCTTAGAGAGAGACCCGTGCCTTTCCTACAAGCAAAGAGAGATATAACAACTAATGCTGGTGAGAAGACATGGAAGTGTAAGAGAAGTAGTATAGATGGTAGATGTTACAGAGATCCTCAAGATGCTGGTAACATGGTTTTTGTTCCTGTGGGATTAGATGAAAACACTTACGACTACAATAGATCTAACTATACAGAGCTAGAACAGTTGCAGATGTGGGCTGGTGATAATATCACTAGTAGTGCAGCAGTGCAGACATGGTTAGGTCACCCTTCGGCACAAGATCCAGCAGGTACACCGCATTCTGTAGATTATACTGCATTAACCGTAGCAGCATGTACCAACAATGTACCACCTAATGAATGTTGGGATACATACGTACGGGGAGTTAATGCATCTGACGGTCCTCTTACTGTATACTGTGGTTATGATGCTAATGGTAATGGTATAGCAGGTCAGACTTATTGTCAGGTACCTCAATTGCAACCTAGTAATACTTGTCTAGCACTAGATAAGTGTATGGATGCATCTATTGCTATTAATCCTCAACGTATGAAGGGAGGTGGAAGTGATCAAAGAATTCTTATGGGTGCTTACAATGGTACTATGACTGTAAGAAACTGGTTAACAGGTGGAGTTATAGCCCTGGGTAGGGCGTTGAAGAATTATGGTAACCCATTCTTTGACGAATGTAATGAGACTGAAAACTGGACTGACGGCACCTCACTTAATGATGTAGTATTCCCTAAGAGGTTATAATATGGCATTTGGATATCTCTTACCAGTATCATCTCTAAACGGACTACCTTGTAGTGGTCATGGATTGTGTTTACCATCCACTGTGCACTCTGTACAGGCGTGTGGCACCCCTCCTATCCCCTACAGCATAGTCATAAAGGAATATACATGTTGGTGGCCCCCTCAACCCCTAATTCCCATATTCCCTGTTACTCCTTATAGGGCAACTGTGCAGGTAAATCGTATCCCGATTATGTTACACGGTGATACATTCATGCCACATATAGCGGTATGTACTAATATTGTTGTGTACATGTGTCCTTGTGGTAAAGCAATGTGTCCAACGCCCACTCCAATCCCTTGTAGTGTCCTTACAATCGAAGATGGTGGTGGTGTGGGACATACTAGAATCCTTATGGCAACAACTTTAACAGTATTTGCTCTGAAATTACCAATTGCTCGTATCCTAGACCCTTTAGGTGTTGGTTTTTCAGGATTTAGTTACCCTTGTTCATCTGTGGTTGCCTGGGGGCATGCAACTGTGCTATCATCATAGTAGTTTACTAACCAAAAATGGCATTATACACCCAAAACGGTGACTATCAAGCTCCTCCAGCAAAGAAAACAAGGCAAGGTACCTCTAAAAATACCAAAATAAGTGCTACTTCTCGTAATGCAGCAAAAAAGAGGTATAGGGGTCAAGGAAAATAGTCGGGAAACCCTATAAATAAAAGATATAACGATAAATATCTTTGTCAAGGTAGACAAGAATGCCTTCTTACAAGTTCAGATCTGAGAAATACGTCAGTAGAGGATTTAAAGACTTAGCAACTTCATTCAATGCTAATCCTTCTACTGGCGATTTTGGTGTGGTTAAGAATGAGAATGCTATTAAGCAATCTGTTCGTAACCTCATTCTTACTATGTTCGGAGAAAGACCTTTTCAACCCAACATTGGGTCTAAGGTTAGGGCACTTTTATTTGAACCGTGGGATCCATTCAGTGTAGATTCCATGAAAAGTGAGATATATAACGTAATCTCCAGATTGGAACCTCGTGTAGTATGCACAGGTGTTAGTGTTCGTGATGATTCTGAGATAAATTCAGTACAAGTATCCATAGATTATACGATTGTCGGACAGCAGGAAGTCCAGAACGTCGATTTTCTACTAGAGAGAGCATAAAATGGCAGCCATCCCATCACAATTAACGTCGTTAGACTTCTTTGAGATTAAAGAATCCATCAGATCGTACCTTAGAACTCGAAAAGAGTTTACAGATTATGATTTTGAAGGTAGTTCTGCTTCATATCTGATCGATATACTAGCATACAACACATATTATACTGCCTTTAACGCTAACATGGCGTTGAATGAAGCATTTTTGGAGACTGCAACGGTTAGAGATAACATTGTAAGGATCGCAAAGCAGTTAAATTACACTCCAAGGTCAATAAAAGCACCTAGAGCATGTGTCAAAATGACTGCTCAGACCACAGTTGGTCTAAATGGCACCACTTTCCCAGAATTTGCCACCTTAAAGAAGGGTGATGTCTTCGTTGCTGACAATGAATACGATACATTTACCTTTGCATTGACTCAGGACATCCAAGTACCTGTAGATACTGGTACAGGATTGGCAACTTTTGATAATGTGCTCGTATATCAAGGTAATTTATTAACTTACAACTATACAGTTGACTATACTAAGAAGCAAGACTACATTATTCCTGATGAGAACTGCGATACTGGTCTTTTAACAGTAGATATCTCTCCAACTGCTCAATCATCAGAGACTGATACTTATAGTCCTGCTACAAATGTCACAAATGCTGATGGTAACACCAGAATTTACTATCTGGAAGAGACAGATGACATGAGATACCGTCTTATTTTCGGAGATGGGTCTATTGGACGTAAATTAATTGATGGTGAATACATTACTATCACATATGTCTCTACAGATGGGGTTGAAGCTAACGGTGCAAAGGGTTTTAACTTCATTGGTAACGTAGTTGACAGTGATGCAAGGGTTATTTCACCAAATTCTATAGCATTATCAACAAAAGACGCTGCTCAGGATGGTGAAGATCGTGAAACAGCACTTTCAGTGAAGTTCAGAGCACCTAGAGCGTATGCAACTCAGAATAGAGCTGTTACTGAGAATGATTTTGAGCATATTGTCTCAGAAATCTACCCTCAAGCAGCATCTGTGACTGCTTTCGGTGGTGAGAAGCTATCTCCACCTGTTTATGGTAAAGTTTACGTTGCTATCCGTCCAAAAACAGGAAATAAGCTCAACGAAACCACAAAACAGAAGATTAAGAAGGATTTATTGAAGTATTCTGTTGCTTCTATTGAGCCAGTCATCATTGACCCAACAAGTTTCTACGTTATTCCTAAATCTTACGTTTATTTCAATGGAAATGACACTGCCTTGACTGGTGCACAGCTTGGTACTAAGATTTTACAAGGAATCGACCAATGGAACAAGAATGGTCAGACAAATAGGTTTGGTGGACGTATTGATGGGTCTAAATTTGGTGCGATGGTAGATAATGCAGATAATGCAATATCTGGTAACGTCACACAGATGACTTTAGGTCAAAATTTAGATAAATTTGAATTTGGAAGTGTGTTTACCCAATGTTTAGACTTTGGTAACCCACTTTATGATCCATCTAACTATTCTGGTAGTCCAAAAGACGGTGGAGGTGATGGTGACGATGGAGATGGTGATGGAACTGGTACTAAGTGTACACCATCATTCTCAACAGTGAAATCTGGTACATTTTATGCTACTGGTTACACTGAAGACCTAGTTAACCTCACTTTAAGTGATGGAACAACTGCTGCTGGTGTAACTACTACTGGAATCTCCACAAATGATACAAATCAGGTATTGGTACCTGTAAACATCAGAGATGATGGCACAGGAAACCTAATTCTAGTCACAACAAGGGATGAGACAGAATTAGTCTTGAATCCTTCTGTGGGAGCTGTAGATTATGGCACTGGTCAAGTCTGTGTTGGTCCTGTAGCAATTCAGGGCACTCCAGATGATACTACAAGACTACCAATACAAGTATTACCTGCTGGTGGATCAATAGCAATCCCACCAGGAGTTGATCCTACAATATTCAACCCAACAGTCAATCCAATTGACTATACCATCAACGATGTGTCCATTCCAACCTTTGATCCGAATAACTTTAGTGGTTATAACTTCGGTGATACAACTGGGATAAATATCATTGATTATCCAACAGATAGTTTCGACTATCCAGTCAGCGAATCCTGTTTCTAAGATAGATGCCGATTACAAAAAATATCAACGTCTCTGATAGAGTCGAGAATCAGTTACCTGAGTTCATTCGTCAGGAAGACAGACAATTAGTCAACTTCCTGTTTGAATACTATAAGTCTCAGGAGAAAACAGGTAGACCATACGATATACTCAATAATTTACTGAGATATCTTGATCTTGATAATTATACCTCTGAACAGCTTTCTAGTGCAACTAGTTTGCTTAATAATATTGGTCTGTACGATAAGAAGATCGAAATTGAGAGTATAGATGGATTCCAGGAGCAAAATGGCTCCATAATGATTGATAATGAAGTAATTTACTACGAGAAGGTAACTCGTGGTCCTGATGTTATCATTACACCAGGTATTTCATATCCACAGTTCAATAAGAAGAAGCAACAGCTAGAAAATCCATTTACACTCTTTGATGGAGTAGAAACAACCTTTTCATTATCATTTTTAGGCACTCCAGTAGCTCCTCCTTCGGCAGAGCACTTACTGGTGACTGCTTACAACACAATGATGGTACCAAACGTAGATTACTTCGTAGAAGGTCTTAATTTACGTTTTAACGAAGCACCAAGAGACCAAATCGGGTCTGATGACTCAGAATTCACTTCAATCACTTATTTGGTTGGATATTCGGATCAAACGATCAAAACATGTGATGCTATCCCTTATCAAGAGTGGCAAAACACAAAATATTATCCATTAAGGATTAATACACAATCTTACACTCCAACTTCCGAAATTGGACTTATAATTAACAAAAATGGTCGTTTACAAGAACCATATACCGATTTTACCGTTTTTGAAGATAAAGTTGTTTTCAAAAATGAAATTGGAGCTGCTGATCAGATTCATATTCGTTCTGTTGAATATACTCCTCCTAGTTACGGTTCAGGAGCCACAGCAATTGCTAAGGTTGCTGATAATGGCACAATAAACAGTTTGATCCCCAAAAATGGTGGATCTAAGTATAGACTTGATTTTGCACCTAGAGTTACTATCACAAGTAAGAGTGGTAGCAATTCTACAGCAAAATCTCTAATTGGTGGTATTAAAGACATTAATTTGATTGATGGTGGTCAAGGATACACTTCTTACAACCCACCTATCCCTGTAGTTGCTTCACCTAGTAATCCTAACGGTACACCAGCACAATTATCACTTACAGTCAATGATGTGACTGGAATGGTTGATTCTGTCACTATTACCAATAGTGGTAGTGGATATGACTTCATTCCTTCCATATCATTCAAGAATCCTGGTGGTGCAACTATTGGTGCTCCTACTATCGATGGAGAAGGTAGAATTAACGTTGGTAGTATCGTTGTTAGTGATATGGGTAGTGGATATAGTAATCCACCTTTAGTTTACATAGATGCTGCACCTGATGGTGGAATTAATGCTCAAGCTATAAGTAGAATTAATCAAGACGGACAAGTTTATGAAATTACCATTACCAACAGAGGTCGTGGATATACTACTGTTCCTAGGGTGGCAATTGTCAACCCAATTGGTGCTCAGGTACTAGACGTTACTGTAGCATCTGGATCAGTTACAAATATTGAAATGTTGACTGGTGGTCAGGGTTATACTGATGCACCATCGGTTTATATTGTAGATGATAGAAAAGACGGATATGGAGAACCAATAGGTGGTACTGGTGCTTTAGCAGAAGCAACCATCTTTAACGGTGAAATTACAGATATTAATATTACTAATTTTGGGTCTGGATACTCAGAGAGTGCACCTCCCAAAATATACATCGCAGAACCAAAAGCAGCAAGGGCATCTGTAGATGTTGGATTTGATCAAGTTACTGGATTTGACATTCTAGAGGATGGATCAGGATATGCTTCCAGTGCCTTCCTAGACTGCTCTAGAGGCGTTTCAGGAGCAGTTGAGTATGATAACCTCCATAATGAGGTATATGCTGGAGAAGCATCTCTAAGACAGTCAAATCACCTTGCAGGATCTACTGTCGTCAACCTTGACTCTTTATTCATTAAAGAAGTCTTTGATAAGTTTAGAAGACAATATCTACCAACCCTAGATATCGATTTTAGTCAGGTTAACCCTGTACAGGTCATTAAGAATATTAGTGACTTCTATATCTCTAAAGGTACTAAGTTAGCAACTCAATATCTCTTCAAAATCCTATTTGGTGAAGATGTTGATCTTTATTATCCTAAAGATGAGATTATAAGTCCATCTCATGCAACTTGGGTTGTAGACACGATTCTTAGAGCAGAATTGATAGAAGGTGATGCTGCAAACCTAATAGATTCTCAAATTAACCAATATGCTGATGAAGTAGACAATAGTGTTACTGCTGCATCTGCTTTAATAGAAAATGTCATCACAATCATCGAAGGTACCGATACAATCTATGAATTGGCTATCTCGGAAGAAACATTGGTTGGGAATTTCATTATTCCTTACAAAACTCGTCTTGTTGAGCCTCTTACGACTACGGGTCAGATAATTACGGTTGACAGCACAATTGGATGGCCCGAAAGGAATGGTACCATCAGAATCAATGATGTAGAGCAAGTCCAGTATAAGGAGAAGTCCCTTAACCAGTTCATAGAGTGTACTAGGTCTAAGAATGG